TAACCGAACCATCATTAGTTGCGGTTTCAGACGAAGAGGATGAGGATGAAGATGAGGATAAGGATGAAGACGATGATGAAGATGAAGATGAGGATGAGGATGAAGACGATGATGAAGATGAAGATGAAGATGAAGATGAGGATGAGGATGAGGATGAAGATGAGGAAGATGATAAAAAAATAAAATATATCAATTTGTCTGATGATAATACAATAAATAATGTAGAAAAAGAAAAAGAAAAAGATAATGATAATGATAACTTCATTCAACCAGAAATCAGTCTTAACTTTATTGATGAAGAACCAATCATTGAAATAGTTGAGCAAAAAAGCGTTCCAATAGAAGATGATCATGTTGTTTCTCCGATAGAAGTAGAAATTGAAGAGATCTCAGTGCCTGAAGTATTGACTGAAGTATTGACTGAAGTATTGCCTGAAGTATTGCCACAAGAATTGCCACAAGAATTGCCTGAAGTATTGACTGAAGTATTGTCTGAAGTATTGTCTGAAGTATCGACTGAAATATTGCCACAAGAAACAAATATTCAAATCGTAGAAGATGATGTTGTCCCCACAACGACACCAATTGTAAGTTCTAGTAAAGTCAATTACAAAAAGTTATCTCTGGACAAACTTCGATCTCTCGTTATTGAAAAGGGATTAGAAGGAGGAACTGGAACTGATGATTTTGCTAAATTGAAGAAAGCCGATTTAGTCAAATTGCTTGAATCGTAATAAAATTCAAAGTAGAAATATAATAATATTTCTTAATATTATTATATGAGTTGGGGGACATGTTTTTCTGGATCAAACAACATACATTTTAATTTTCCACCAATTATGTCTGATGGACGTAATTATGCTTCTTGGCAACCATCTGCTGTTGTAAATGAAAGAATACGAAATGCAGAAAATATAAACTCAAATTGGGACTATAGACGATATATGACACACAATGGACTTCAAATTATGAAAATGAATAATCAAGAAGCGTGTCTTGCTTTAGGAATCAACCAACATGTTCATTCAGATCGAACGCCATCAGATAATGTTCCTCATTTGTATTCTAGTTCTACCGATACAAGTCAACCTGGGTATGGTTATACAACAAGCGATTTAAAGAATCCATATTTGTCGAGAGAACAATTACAATCGAAACTTTTATCACCTTCTATTGAAGTGACATTTGTACCAACTGATGCCCGACCGAATTATATTACTAATACTAGAACTTAAAGAACACCATGGTTAACGATGGTTGAAATAACATCGTGTGTGTGTGTGTGTTTTATATTTACAATTAATTAAATTGAAAAACTTAAATATATAAGTATTAGAACAAACAAACAAACGACATGGAACAACCAATTATGAAAGCGAATTTGAAAAAAGAGAAAAATGAGAAAAAAATGGAAAAAGTGAAAAAAGTGAAAAAGGTGAAACCAAGATTGGAAGACTATGAGGATGATGTGGAGGAACTTTTGCCAATTCAAACTGGTGATAAGGAACCTTTGCCTTTACCTTTACCAATTCCAAATGGTGATATTTCAGGAGTGGCAAACGCGAATGATCAATATGAAGGTTCATTGATCAAAAAATGGATAAAACTTATCCCATTCGATAAAACTATTTCACTTGAAGAATACAATAGAAAAGAACATTTCATTCCAATTGCTGATATTATATTGGATACTGAAACTGGAAAAGATTCAGACACCAAAAAAAGGAACACATTGATTCAATTTGTCAGAAAAATTTCAAAAGAAGAATTTGAAAAAAAAACAGAATGGTTATATTTACTTGTGATTAATGGTAGAATTGTTAAAATTGGTGGGACAAGAACAGGTATTAAAGGCAGAGTGGGATCTTATCTATGTGGACATCACGTTGAAGAGAGAGGCAAATCCGGCGATTGTTCCAAAACGAATGGATTCATATATAATACATTTGAGTTCTACTTAAGTTTAGGGTGTAAAATTGAAATGTATGGTTATGAATTACCAAAAACAGAAATTATCATTGAAATCTTTGGGAAGCAAACGACAATAGTAGCACAGACTTTTCATGCCTATGAGAGCACATTTTTGGAGGATTACAAAAAAAATTATAATGAATACCCTATATTGAGTGATAATTGTGATCCTGGTTACAAAGAATAAATTTCATCACATTCATATATTTTCATTAATGAATTGAATTTCATCTTCTGTAATACCGAAATAAGAATAAATTTCTTGATGGTTTCCAGTATATTCAATGTCAGGAATAGGAAAACTCTGTAAAATTCGTATGTTATTGAAATTACCCCAACGACAGATATTATTTACAAATACATATAATGGATGATTTAATATTTGCAAATACTTTTTTGCTTCGTCCTCGTTTTTACATAATATAAATACAATGGATTGTGTCATTCCACACTCATCAATAAATACTTTATATTTATCTGTTGTTGAAATAAACACCTTAAACCCTTCTTGGAACTTATGAGGTCTTGAAGCATATACTGTTTGACTTGGTGTGTGGATCAATTTATGTTTGAATATATCATCCTTTTCATTACTTATCAATGTCGCTTTTGTATATTTATGTAAATCACTGCTGGTTTTTACATCAAACTTACGTAGACTTGTATCATCGACCGTTTTCGATAATATATTTTGAACAAGTTGATTATATAATAATGGAATATATTTGCGTTTCTTTGAGACAACAGAGCTAATATATTCTCTCTTTTTCCATATTCCTGATACATTCATATTTTTATAAAATGTACAATTTTGAATTATATACCAAGTAAAACTTGATCCAATCTTTTTGAAATATTTTTTCGCAGTATGTATATCCAAATGTATTATTTGCAATCCTGTTATTATTTCAATCAACAAATTTCTGTCAGCATAAGACATCCAATTATCTGGTGTAATAAATAACAAATATCCATTTGGCTTTAATTGTGATAATGCCTTTTCAATAAAATCCTTAATTAAATTATGATTCTTGGATGCTCTTTTACCATTTTCCAACAATTTTGCATAAGGAGGATTTGCCACAATTAAATCGTATTTTTTTGGGTTATTATATTTAATAAAATCATGATTAGTTATGTTCAGGTTATATTTTTCATGACAGAAAACTTTGCGCACATTATTCAATCTATCTTCATTAATATCATTGAATTCCAATACATCTTCTAATATCGTTTTCATGCTGTGATATTTCAATAATTCATATAAAATTGGAATACTAAAATTTCCATTTCCACAACAAGGATCCAATATCGACAAATCACTTTTACACCATAAATCGTTTGGTATTTTATTGATCATTTCACTAATACAACGAATCGGTGTTGGTTCATCATTGCTTGATTTATATGTGCTCTTATCCACATTCAATATTTCATCATAATATTTGGTGAGTTCCTCCATGGTTGATGTTTCGACAGAAGGATAAATATCATCTTTTAATATTATAGGTTGTGTTTCAGTAACAGCAACAACCACCGGAACAGGAGGAGTAGAAGCAGGTATATCTTCATCATCATCCATAATTAATACAGGTCTTATTTTCATTTTTTTACGTTTCATTTTTTTGATCGGCATACCTGAAGATTCAATTCTGTTATTTTGATTTCTATATTAGATGTATTCGATGATATTAGAATGCATTCATCGTTGTTAAAAAGTTGTGTATTTTCAATCATTTGAGAGGAATTTTCCGTCATTTTTTGTTTATATTAAGAAATATATAATTTATAATTAAATCAATTTTATTATAAATTATATTGATTTTGTATACGATTATCTCAATAATCGTTTCAACAATTTAAGTATTTTTATTATTTTGTTGAACTGAAACACTTAGAAATTTTAGTGTTAACTAAAATAAATAACATGAACAAACTACCGAAAATAGAAAAATTAAAAAAGAAAAGAGTAGTAGCTATAATTGATAATGATGAACCGGATGAGATTGCTGTCTCTGAGAAAAATACAAATATTCGTTTTCCTGAAATAAAAGTGAAAATTGTAAAAGATGTCGATTTAATTGTTGACTATCCCAAAAGAGTGATACCATTAAATAATGTTGATAAATTCTTTAATTAATTCTTGTTTTGACAATATATTATTCAATTGAACTTAAAGAAACAATGCAAAGAAAATAAGTAACAATGCGAATAATCAGTATTGATGTTGGTATTAAAAACTTGGCGTATTGTGTTTTCTCTGATGGCACAACGGTAGAAAAATGGGGCGTTGTCGATTTATCACAACAACAACAATCAGAGAAAGAATCAAAAATATTATGTTCTTGTATAACAACAACAAAAGGTACAAAGAAGAAACCGTCTATTCAAAAACAATGTTCTTCTGCCGCAAAATGGAAGAGAGAAAATGAATATTACTGCGTTACTCACGCAAAGAAGACTGACTATTTAGTTCCCACATTACAACTGAAATTGTCGTATTTTAAGAAACAGAATATGGTTTCTTTAAAGCTGATCATGGATAAACATGGAATTGTTCCAGAGGGGATGAAAAAGGCTGATCTTCTTTCTCTCTTAGATACTCATATACAGAAAATTATATTAGAACCAATAACAACAACTTCTGTCAACGCATCCACTTTGGACCTTGTTACTATTGGTAAAAACCTAAAAACCAAGTTCGATGATCTCTTCAATGGCATTCATATGGATAGAATCATTATTGAAAATCAAATTAGTCCAATCGCAAATCGAATGAAAACAATACAAGGAATGATAGCACAATATTTCATTATGAAAACTTCCAACAATGAAGATTTAGTTATCGACTTTGTTAATTCTGCGAATAAGCTGAAACTTGCACCCCCAGACCACCCATACCTTCCCCCGGACGCATATAAAGAACGTAAAGCACTTGGCATTCAACTTGTCGGGGTTCATTTGACAGATGCTAATTGGTTATCTTTCTTCAATCAATACGGAAATAAAAAAGATGACTTGGCTGATTGCTATCTTCAGGGAATCTGGTATATACAGAATAAATTATAATTACTTATTTTATTTGTATATTCACGATAATATCACTTCTCTCTTCGCTATTATAAATGTCTTTCTCTCTTATTCTCAGAATACCTTTCCCTTTTAGAATATAATACTGCTGTTTTTTTATAAAGAGATCAGCAACTGGTATTTGAAGAGAAGGTATATCAGTAATAGTTATATATTCTTCTTCAAAGAGAGAAGCAGTAAGATTGATAACGAGATTGACCAAAATATTATTATTTTCATCTATCGAAATATGATCAGGTAAGACAGGAACACATTTGACAATAATGTCAGAATCGTCTTCAAAATCCAGCTCTGAATGCCATAATGGCACAAAGAATAGTTTTTCGTTGACTTCTAATTTGTATATTCTATCACCAAATAGTTCTGTCAGAGAAGGTTCAAGTATATAAATGTGAACATTGTTATATTTTTCAATAATGATCTTCTTCAATGAATCCAACCATTTCTCTGAAATATGAAGTATATCTCGATATTGAAAGAAATAATTATACATTTCTAGAGCTACTTGTTTATCAATATTCTCAAATATTTTTGCAGTTAAAGTTTCAAAATTGATAAAAGAGAGAAAAGTCAAAATAGTATCTTCTTTGAAAAAGGCTTTTAAATAATCGGCATAATGAATAGGTTGTTCTTCAGTGTCTTCATCTTCTATTTCTCTCTTTAACAGTTCATAAGCTTCTTGAATTTTCTGAAAATATATTGTCGAGTCTTGACTATTCTGGTGCTTATCAGGATGATATTTCAGTGCCAGTTTATAATACTGCTTCTTTAAATCCGATTTATTAATATTTATTTTGCCGTTTAGATTGAAGATATAATATGCTTCTTGGATATTCATATTCATATAAACTCTATTTTGAGTTTATATGAATTAAAATTATTATAAATTGAATTAAATAATTATTTATAATAATTATTTTAACTATAAAAAATGAGCAAGTGTGAACATGGAAAGAGGAAATCAAGATGTGTATCATGTAATGGTTCTCAAATATGTGAACATAAAAAAGTAAAATCAAGATGTAAATTATGCGGTGGAACTGAAATATGTATTCATGAAAAAAGAAAATCTGCCTGTAAATTATGCGACGGATCTTCATTTTGTGAACATGGAAGAAAATCTATATGTAAACAATGTATTGGGTCTTCGTTTTGTGAACATGGAAGACAAAAATCACAATGTAAACAATGTAATGGTGTATCTATTTGCGAACACATAAAAAGAAAAAATTATTGTAAAAAATGCGGAGGAAGTTCTTTATGTAAAAGCGAATGGTGTGAAACATTTGGTAATAAAAAATACGATGGGTTTTGTCTTCGTTGCTTTATTCATATTCATCCAGAAATACATATAACAAGAAATTATAAAACCAAAGAAAATGATGTAGTAGACAGAATTAAATTAACATTTCCAGGTTTAAATTGGGTTCATGACAAAAGAGTTCAAGATGGTTGTTCGCGCCGTCGACCAGATTTATTGTTAGATATGGGCTCACATGTGATTATTATTGAGATTGATGAAAATAAACATACTGATTATGACTGTAGTTGTGAGAACAAACGATTAATGGAAATATCGCAAGATTTACATCATAGGTCAATTGTATTTATTCGATTTAATCCTGATCAATATATTAATCAGGATGGAATAATGGTGGAATCTTGTTGGGAATTAAATTATTTAAATATATTACAAGTAATGAAACCCAGAGAACCAGAATGGAGAGAACGTATTCTTGTTCTGGAAAACCAAATTCAATTCTGGATAGACAACCCAACTGAAAAAACAGTAGAAATCATTGAATTATTCTATTAAATAATCATACTTCAATATCGTATCCATGAACCAACGAAATAATATAATAGAATAAGTATTCCAAATGATAAATAGGACGATAATTGTTATTATAATATTGAAAAAATCCAAATACTTTTACCATCAACTCAGATATATTTTCTCTCTTAATATGTTTTTTCTGTATCAATTCGTCAATGATATACCAAATACATTCATTCACATTCAAATTATAAATGAAGATATCATAAATATAGTCTCGAAACAGCAACATATCGCATTGATGTAAAATACTTTGGATTATTTTATCGCAGATGATTTTGTGAGGTATATTATATTTCGTTGATACATCATCCTTCATATTTTTAATACTAACAATATCTTCCAATTTTACAGAAGATGGTATTTTATTTGAAAGTATTTTGTTATATGTGCTTTTAGTAGGTCTCACCATATTGATAGTTTCACAAGAACTCAAAATATTATCCGGAATAAAACTGAGATCTTCTGTAATCAACATGAAGATGATATGAATCGAAGAAAAATTGTTTTTTTGAATATAACTATAGAAACTTTCTAATAGATCCGAATTGATTTTGCCAAAGTTTTTACATAAGATGATTCCCGATTTGTCTACTTTTGCAGAAAGAATATCGATGATTTGTG